CTGCTATTGGGGCTGTTAGTATCAACGGTATAGACTATTTCAGTGCCGAGTTTTCGGTTCAAGTTTTCGCAAGATAAGGATAAATAATGGCAATTTTTGTCGCAACAGATTTCAACGTTTCAATCAACAATTCAACTGCTCTTGCTGGCTACCTAACTCAGGTTGAGTTGAAGGCTACAGCAACCGATGTTACAACTACTGCTTTTGGTTCACCTTGGGTGACACGTGTTGCAGGTTTGCGTGAAGGTTCACTAACTCTTACTTTCAACCAAGACTATGCTGCAGCTACTGTTGATGCAACTTTGTGGCCACTTCTAGGCACTAACGCAACAGTTGTGATTAGACCTTCTTCTTCAGCTGTAGGAACATCTAACCCTGCTTACACAGCAATCTGCACAGTGCTAGATCTAACCCCTGTTTCAGGCACTATCGGTGACCTTGCTACTTTCTCTGTTACATGGCCTACAACTGGGGCAGTTACGAGAGCAACAGCCTAATGAATCAACTAAACCTACGCATAGAGTTGACTGATGGAACTGTTATAGACGTTCTATCTTCTGCAGGGGACATCGTGAAATGGGAAGACCGCTTCAACCTTGGTATAGACAAACTAGAAAAGGTTACACACTTGCTGTATCTTGCATGGCTTGCTGTAACAAGGCTTAAGAAAACAGGCGAAGACTTTGATGGCTGGATTGAACTTGTTGCCAAAGTTGAGGTTACAGACCCAAAAGGCTAAATGCTTTAGGTGTTGATTCGTATCACTGGATGATTGCGAATCTTGCTGTTGCAACAGGTATAGCCCCTTCAGTGTTGATGAACGAAACTGATCGGATGATAAATACTATGTTGTTTGCTTTACAGCATCAAAGGGGCGGTGAATAGTCATGGCTAGGATGAAAGAGCTTTGGGCTGCACAACACGACCAGGCAACAGTTGTTTACAACATCCGTCAACTAAGTAAAGACTTAGAAGCGTTAGAACCTGGCTTGAAACGTCAGATGGTTCGTGAAGCTAAAGAACCTGCTAAACCCCTTATCGCAGCTATTCGTAGAGTCATCCCTAGCACAGCCCCTTTATCTGGTATGAGTCAAACAAACAACACTGGAAGACTTGCTTGGGGTGCAGGTAGAAAAGCAGATAACGTTGTTGCTAAGTTTCGTGCAGGTAGATCTAGGAGCAGGGCTATCACGCCTTTAGTTTCTCTTTGGGTACAATCCCCGATGACTGCTATTGCTGATGTCGCTGGTAAAGGCAACATGCGTAAAGCTAAGCCTGTAACAAATGAGTACGCCTACAAGGATGGCACTAGGCGACACAGGGTGACTTCTCAGGGTCAAACTATGGTGAACAAGTTGCGTGAGCGTAATCAAAACAACTTTGTTTATCCTGCAGTTGAAGAATCTCTGCCTAATGCAGAGCGTGAGATAAAATTAGTTATTGATAAGTATGCTCGCATGGTAAATAGGAAGTTGAACTAATGGCTGTCATTGTAAAACTGTTATCTAAGTTTGATGACTCAGGCATAAGAAAAGCCAAGTCAAGCTTCAGTGGGCTAACCAAGACTCTAGGTGCTGTTGGTATTGGTTTAGGTTTAAGGGCTGTTACTAATGGTTTGATTGATGCAGCTAAGGCAGCGACTATTGATGCTAAGTCTATGCAGTTGCTTAACAATCAGCTTGTGCGTAACACTGGGGCTACAGATAAACAAGTTGCAGCAAACAACAAGTTCATAGACTCTTTGGCTATGCAGGTGGGTGTCGCTGATGATCGCCTTAGACCTGCTCAGGCTCGTTTAGCTCGTGTTACAGGGTCAACAGCGAAGTCACAAGAATTACTGAAGTTAGCGTTAGATGCTAGTGCTGTTTCTGGTAGGCCTTTAGAATCTGTCAGCAACGCTTTAGCTAGAGCATTTACAGGTAATACAACTCAACTAAAACGTTTGTTCCCTGAGTTATCTAAATCTAAAGACATTATCGGTGATTTGACTAAAACAGTGCAGGGTGCTGCAGCTGAACAGGCTAACCCTTTTGAGCGTATGACTGTCGCTTTTGGTGAGTTGCAAGAAAAACTTGGTGCAATCGTTTTACCTGCAGTGTTAGATTTCATTGACACCATGATGAAGCCTGGTGGGGCAATAGACCAGGTAGGGCTTTTCTTTGAAGCTGTTGCTAACCCTAAAACTGATGTGGGTCAAGCGTTTAAAGCGTTTGGTGATGCAGTGACTATTGCAGGTCAAAACTTGATGACCTTGTTTGGCATGATGGATCCTAACAAGCAGAATAATCCTATGTCTGGGTTTGCTTCTACACTAACTTGGATTAGCACTACTTTGCAAACTATCTCTGATGGTTTCCTTGTTATCGCAGGTTCTATGCAGGCTGTTAGCACAGGTAACTTTGGTGAAGCTCTAGCCTTGATGAGAGCAGATACTGCTATTGCTGGTGAAGCGTTACGAAACAATTTGACTGTTGCAGAGCAGATAGCGAAGATAAACGCTGAAACTGTAAAGACTGGTTTTGGAAAGATTATTGTAAATGATGTTGGTGGGTTAGGCGACCAGCGTGAAAACGTTATCTTTGGTAGGCCTTTTGTTCAAGGTGGTAGGCAGCCAAGTAATGCCCCTAACATCACTATCAATGTTCAGGGCGGTGACCCTAAAGTTCTTGTTGACACTCTTGGTAAGTATGTTAAACAGAATGGTGGTTTACCTTTTAGCCTTGCAACTGCAGGTAGAAAAGGCAACTAATAAATGCCTTTGCCTACTTATGTTGTTGAGTTACAGTTTGGATCTAGTTCATACATTGACGTTACTCAGTATGTTCAAAACATCTCTATAAACAGGGGTATCAACCGTAACCTTGATGACTTTAGTGCAGGTAGCGTTTCAGTTACTTTTGTAAACAATAATCGTGTGTTTGACCCACTAAACACTTCTTCGCCTTTATGGTATGTTTCTGGCGGTTACACTATCGTTCAACCTGCAGGGCGTATTCGTATCTCTAGCAACGGTGTCAGAAGGTTTACAGGGTTTATTCAAGACTGGGATTTCTCTTACGATGATGCAGGGTTTGACGGTACAGCTACATTGACAGCGTTAGACATGATCTATCGGGTCAGTAACGCTTCGTTTACAGGTGGAACTGCTTGGCAGGTAGAGTCAACTTCTGACCGTATCAAGACTGTCATGAACTACAACGGTTTTGCAGCTGTCGAGTATGGTGGCGTTAGGGGTGGCCAGACTCTGCTCGGCTATGACGTAAATAACCCTGGCGACAATGTTTTGAGTTACCTGCAGAATGTGGCTAGAAGTGAGCCTGCAGATTTCTTCAGCAACGCTTCGGCAGTAATGCAGCTAAAGGATCGTAGTTTCACAAACTATGCGTGGACTAATACCATGCGATACAACTTTGTTGCTTACCCTGCTACAGCCACGCTTATCACTAACGATAACTTGTTTACAGGCTGGATTTTGATTGGTTCGCAGACTACTGCTATCCCTAGCCTTTATGGTGGCCCTTTATGGCGTGGTGGAACTGTTGAAGATGTTATTGTGCCTTCTGATTCTATTGTTGGCTTTGAGTACAAGGATTTGAATCCTAGCAGGTATAACGAAACAGGTTTGACATATACTTTTGCAGGTTCGCTTCGTGGGGTCAATGGAACATACAACATTTTTGCTTCCTTGCGTGATAATGATGGCGGTCCTCAAGCTTCCACAGCGATAACTGTTTCTTCAACTGCAACAAGCCAATGGGTTGATTATCAGGTTACTATCACTGGATCTAGTGCTGTCGGTGGAGTGCAGTTTGTCGCTAACGTTACAGGTGGCACAGCCTTTACTGTGTATGGTGATGGTTTCATTGTTGAGCCTGCAGGCACTAGCGTGAACTACTTTGACGGAACATACAACCCTTACAGTACGACTGCAACAACAGATTATGAAGTGGCTTGGAGTGGCGATGTTTATGCAAGTCAGTCAGGTTTGCTCACAAGCGTTTCTTCAGCAATAACTCCACCTGCTTTAGTGACTTTTGCTGATGCTAACAGCCAGGGCACAGCCTACGGTAACGGTACAGGTATTCCGTTTACTGATCTAGAAGTTGTTTATGCTTCTGAGCAGTTGTATAACAAAGTTCAGGTTGTGGGTGTGAACGCTACAGCTGTGGTTGAAGATACTGCTAGTCAGTTGCTTTATGGGTTGCGTGGGTATGGGCAGACAGATAACCTAACAACTTCTACAACTAAGCCTGCAAGTATTGCTGCAGCGTTTCTAGGTGAGTTCCGTATGCCTGAGTATCGTGCACAAGCGTTGACTGTTGCTTTAGAGTCTTTGACTACAACTCAACAAACAGCGGTTTTGGGTATTGAGATTCGTGATGTGGTTAGGGTTTGTTTCCAACCTTCAGCTCAGGGCGGTGTTGTAGATAAGTATTATCAAGTGCTCGGTGTAAACGCTAACGTTGATGTTGAGCGTGATGCGATCACACTAAATCTGGCTTCACTAGATAACCTACCCTTTAGACTTGACTCGCTTTATCTTGGTGTCTTAGACACAGGTATTTTGGCATAGTAAAATAAGGGTTTAGGAGAATAATTATGGCTGCAACTAAAGTGTTTACTATCGGTGAAGTATTGACTGCATCGGATCTAAATGGCAATTTCAGCAAACTACCTTTTGCTACTTCAGCGTTCAGCTACACTCAGGTTGCTACTGTTGCCCCTAACGTGACTGCTACTGCTGTTGCTGTGGTGTTCCCTGCTTCTAGGTTTAGTGTTGCCCCGATTGTGACTGTTTCAACTAACTCACCTGTGTTGACTGCTTTTGTTTCTGCTATTACTGCAGGTACAGCAACTATCAACGTGAGAAACAACGGTGACTCTACTTCTGCTGCTTCAGCGATTGTTACAGGGTTTGCTGTTCAAATGACTTCTGGCACAGCTGCAGGATAAGGGGAATGATTATGTTGACTTGTAAAACTGAAGGTTGTGCGATGGGTGATGAGAAGCACACGCCACATCCTGATGGCATTGCTTTGGTTTGTTGTTTCTGTTCGCAGGAGTTGACTCCAGATGAGTGACCCTAAGCAACCCACTAATCAGACTCTCTTGTTGCAGATAGTCAGGGACATTGAGATTCTAAAGGCAAACAGTATTCAGATTCTTGAATCATCTCGTGATCATGAAGCGAGAATACGTGAGTTAGAGAAGCAGATAAACAGGAACGCTTGGATTCCAGCATTGGTTACAGCTCTTATCACTTCAGGCGTTATTTTGGTTGTTACGAAAGGTTTAGGGTTCTAAATGATTACTCCAGGAGCATTTGACATCACTTGTTATCAAGGTGCAGACTTTGACCAACAGTTTGCTGTAACTCAGGGTGGTACAGCGTTGAACTGGACAGGCTTTACTGCTCGTATGCAGGTGCGTGAAGCAGCCGATGCAACAGCGACACTACTTGATTTGAACACTGACGGTTCAGGTATCACTTTGGGTGGAACAGCAGGGACTATCACTGTTGTTGTTACTTCAACTCAGTCTGCAGCTATCCCTTCAGGTAGTTTCGCTTATGACCTTGAACTTGTTTCTTCAGGTGCACAGGTGACAAGACTTTTGCAGGGTTCTTTCAATGTTGTAGGGAATGTGACTAGATGAGCAACACAAACATAACAACTACTACTGAAACAACTACTGTCGTTGTTGA